ACAGCAGAAGAAGCAACGTCAATTGAGTCACAAGGTCTTTATAACTTAGGCGATTTCTTACCAAAGAAACCTACAGAAGAAGATCTCAAGGTGATGAAAGAAATGTTTGAAGCATCAGTTGATGGACAAGCATATGATATTGATCGTTGGGGTGCATACTTTCGTCCAGCAGGCGTGCAAAAGCCAGAAGGCTCACCAGCACCAGTAATGGCAGCGGCAGCAGTTACAACTGCACCAGTGGCAGTGAGTGCTCCGGTAATAGAAACTGCTCCAGCACCTGTAGCAACTCCAACTGCTCCAGTTGAAACTCCGGCAGCGGCTCCACAGACGCAAAAAGCAGAAGACATACTTGCTATGATTCGTAGCAGACAGTCTGCAACTTAACACGGCAACGGAGGGCAAGGTTTATTTCCTTTCTCCTTGCCCTCATCTTTACTCAGAGTATCAATGAAAAATATAATAGATTATCGTAACGGTGCTGGCGGAAATACCATTCTTGCACACATACTTTTTGCATGTAATAAAGTAGATACATCATTTGATACTATAACTAATCCAAAAGATGGACATGGTAATGTACACAGGATTTCCAAATATAACAAGACAAATCTTGATGCACAACATTATAATGAATCATACTTTGACGAATGTAATATTGTATTAGAAATAAAAACACATGATTGGAGCGAGTTATTAAGAACAAAGTTTTCTCATGATAAATTTCATCAAGCATATCCAACTGTTGAAAACTATCAAACATTCTTTAACTTGGAGTTCAATAACTTTGATAACGCATGGCAAGAGTTTTATGCAAATTACAAAGACCCAACCTGGCCAGTATGTGAGTCTTATGCAGATGTAACACTACTTCCTAAATTTATACAAGAAGAAATCAGCAGTGTATATCAGCCTGCGACAAATAAAGTAACCAAAGATAACCTTGTAGAACTACTACAAAAAAGTTATAGTGATCAATTGCAATACTGTCAAGAAACACATCGTACACCGTTAAACGAAAGTAAGATATATGAACTAGGAGAATATTATTTTGACCAAAATTTTGATAAATTAAAAGAAGTTGCTGAACTACTAGGCTGGAGTTGGGATAAAGCACAGAGCGATACTTTTTATAGTTGGGTACTAAAAATGAATAAAAGTTACCTAATTTGGCTTGACCAAATGAAAGAACAATGCTATAATAACACTAATAAATTTACATTAGATTGGGAAGTAGCATTTTTAAATGCAATAAAAGAACATATAGGAGAAGATAGTGGCAAAACCATTTGACGTAAGCAAATTCCGCAAGGACATTACTAAAAGCATTGACGGATTGTCAATTGGCTTTAACGATCCAACAGATTGGATCTCAACAGGCAACTATGCACTAAACTATTTGATCAGTGGAGACTTTAATAAAGGTGTACCATTGGGTAAAGTTACAGTGTTTGCTGGAGAATCTGGAGCAGGTAAAAGTTACTTTGCATCAGGTAACATTGTAAAATCAGCACAAGCACAAGGCATATTTGTTGTATTAATTGATACTGAGAATGCACTAGACGAAGCATGGTTAAAAGCACTTGGTGTTGATACTAGCGAAAGTAAACTACTTAAATTAAGCATGAGCATGATTGATGATGTTGCTAAAACAGTATCAACATTTATGAAAGATTACAAAGCATTGCCAGATGGCGAACGTCCTAAAGTATTGTTTGTTATTGATTCATTAGGTATGATGCTTACACCCACTGATGTTAATCAGTTTGAGGCTGGTGATATGAAAGGTGACTTAGGTAGGAAGCCTAAAGCACTAACTGCACTGGTAAGAAACACAGTTAACATGTTTGGTAGTTATAACGTAGGTATGGTGTGTACTAATCACACTTATGCGTCACAGGATATGTTTGACCCAGATGATAAGATATCGGGCGGACAAGGTTTTATATATGCATCTAGTATTGTTGTTGCTATGAGAAAACTTAAACTAAAAGAAGATGAAGATGGCAACAAAATAACACAAGTAAAAGGCATACGTGCCGCATGTAAAGTTATGAAAACACGTTATGCAAAGCCATTTGAAAGTGTGCAAGTTAAGATACCTTATGAAACAGGAATGAATCCTTACTCAGGACTAGTTGATTTAGCAGAAGGAACCGGCTTGCTAACAAAACAAGGTAACAGGTTGCGTTTTGAAACAAGTACTAAAGAAGAAATACTACAATTCCGCAAGGCTTGGGAACGCAACGAAGACGGTTGTTTAGATAAAGTAATGCGTGACTTCAATAAAATTGAAGAAGTGCTAAGTACTCCAGAAGAGGAAGTAATAGAAATTGCCACTCCTATTGAAGATACGGAAACATTTAACGAGGAGAACGTATAGTGTCATTGGACTTAGCCGCATTAGTTTGGAAAGAAACTCGACCATTTATGTTAGACACAGGAGATGTCCGTGAAGCGGCTGATTCGGTTGTAGCGGCATTGATGCAAGGTCATAATGCTGACGAAATTCGCGAAGCATTTAAATTTGACGGTGCAATCAAAATGGCAGTTGGTAATTATCTTGGTGAAAACGATGTAGACGACTTCGAAGATGAAGAAGAAGATGAACTACTCAATCAGTATAATGATGACGGTGAATTTAACTACGACGAGTACTAGTATATGTGGTATAGTAAAGTAACAAATAATCTTGCTAACATTCCGCAGTTCATAACACATTGTGAACAAGAATTAGAAGTTGCCAAGAGTGAATGCAGGATTGGTGGACTTGTTGAAAAGAACATTAAATTATTACCAGGCATCACCGAACAACGTTTTAATCAACTACAAGAGATTGAAGCAGTACTAAACTTTCTAAACATAAAACTCAGACAAATAAGACGCAAGCACTTTCAAAAGTATCTAGAAGGTTATGCCAGAGCTTTAACAAGCAGAGATGCTGAAAAGTATGTTGATGGTGAAGATGAAGTAATTGACTTTGAAACACTAATCAACGAAGTTGCACTACTGCGTAACAAGTATTTAGGCATAATGAAAGGCTTGGATACCAAACAATGGCAACTAGGACACATAGTTCGCTTACGTACTGCTGGAATGGAAGATGTACAAGTATGACACCAGAATCTCATAGAATACGAATTGTTGATAATGTAATTTGGTATGATATTTGGAAAGGTGTATCAACACAACGGTTGCGTGATGATGATGTATTAGAGTATCTCTTAGATGATCTATCAAGTGTTGGACTTGGTACTAACGATATTAAAAATTATTCTTGGATCGTTAATACCGGTTGGGAAGGACACAGTGTAGCGGACATTGAGCATTTTCGTGTACTGTTATTAAGGCATGGACTTTCTAAGACTCGTTTTGGAGCGGTATTTATAGCATACGAAGATGTAGACAAACTGCCGTATCCTGCAATTTGTTTAACAGACAGAATGATTTATCTTGGTAATTGGTATAACGGTTTAAAAAAACAAAACGTAGACTGGTTAAATATGCCAATGACTTCGGCCTTTACAGTGTTAATGCGTCGTGCAAGTGTAAGTAGATGCCATTTAGCTAAAAGATTGCTTCAACAATTTGACTCAAGACACATGATAATGACACTAGGAACAAATCCTGGAACAGACCCTCAACAATTTAGAGATATAATAAAACCTCATGCATACCCGATTGTAGTAGACTTGGTTGAATCTCCTTACCCAACAAATCTCATACATAATCACGAAATATTCTATCAAGCACCAGTGCAACTTGTTATAGAAAGTAGCAATGAAATTGATACTGACAGCTGGAACAGTATTTTTATTACAGAAAAGTCTTATAAAGTATTCAGTTGGCATCAGTTTCCTGTATGGTATGCAGTGCCAGGACTTGTAGAAAAATTGCGAGAACAAGGGTTTGACTTATTTGATGATATCATCGATCACAGTTACGATCAAGAACAAAATTCTTGGGTAAGGATGATAAAGGTTGTAGAAGAAATAACAAAATTAGTTGGCAAAGATACAAAAGCACTACGTAGACAACATTGGAAGAGACTAGAAAGTAATGCGGCTCTTGTAGAACAGATACATACAAATGCCCGTAAGACGCATAAAGTACAAACAACTAGGTTAATAGATGAAATACACCAGCTTCACGAGTCAACAACTAGCACATGAACATAGTTTAAAAAATGTATTAACTGATCTTTATCAACATAACGAATTCATGGAAAGTATCAGTAACATGGTTGATCTAGGATGCCAGACTGAAGCATTAGACCTGCAATGGTGGGCAAATGCAGAAATAAACGATGATACTCATGCTCCATTAGGCATTAAGTGTATTGG